GGAGTCCGCGCAGATCTGCCACTTGTAATCCGTTGCCGCTGTTGCGGACGACATTGTAAAGTAGCTCCCGGGACCATTCCCTACAAGCCGAACGACCTGACTGCCAGCAACCTTCGTTGGACGAGTCGTGGGCGCACCATCGGCGTTGTATCCATCATCGCAAACCTCGACGTTCCACAACTCAGCAGACGTCGAACGTTGCCAGATCATCTCCATGGTCCCCGTAGGCGCCCGAAGGCGCTGCCATGCACTGGCCGCAGCCGCGAAACCCGGCTCTGTACCAAGACCGGCAGTGACAACCGTGCCATTGCTCCAGTCGACCGCAGTCCAACCCGCCAGGATGAGAATGGCGAAGATCTCGTCCCACGTCTGCAAGGGCTTCGTCGCGTCCGCCACGACGAAGTCTGTCGAAAACTGCTTAGACCCGCTCACGTTCCTGGCCATTAGAGCACCTCAAAACTTACCTTGTGGATCTTGAAGATATCCGCGGCTCCATTCGATCCAACGATCTCAGCCTCGGCCTCGTACACCCGGAGCGTGTCACCGATCTCGTCGATTCCGACACCTGGAGCAGGCACCACGGACAGCACTGCGCTGAAGGCGTCGAGGTTTCCCGCGGACGAGAATGGGATAGTCACGGTCGAGCGCAGGTCCCCAGCCACGGGCACCCCTGGTGCACCTCGGTCATAGACGCGCACCACGCAGTTGCCCACAGTTCCCGTGGCTGTGTACCGGCCAACCAAGACGAATCGAAGCTGAAGCCCCGCCACGGCAAACGGTCCCGCGTTAAACGCCGTTCCCCCGATGATGAGTGGTCCCGGCACTGCGGTGCTCAGCGTTTCGTTGTGCGCCATGCTCACGGAAGTGGGCGCGTGTGCCGCCAATGACCCCAGGCTCGGAAGAGAGTCGCCATCGTTCATCATCACGCCGTTGCGCCACCACAGGCTCCCGTTGTATCTGGTGGCGAGCGCGAAAGCTCCATCGGTGGACGCGACCGTAGAAGCAACGGACGCAGTCACCGTGGACACCGACAGCGGCCCCCTGTTCAGCGTGACACTGAGCGTGGACCCCTCCGCGATCTGTGCGCTGCCCGCCGCGATGCTCCACTGGAACCCGGTGATGGGAGACGAGATGCGAATGGCCTCCGACCATGTCACGGTCCCCGTCGTTTCATCCCATGTGACAGTTCCACCGCCCATCAGAATGGCGTGCCTGTCCTCGCGGAAGGCGTACGCGGATACGTCCATCGCGTTCACGAAGCTCGTGAACGACGTGTACCACGGGTCTTCGTTCGCTGACGGGAACGGCCACGCCATCTTCGTCGACTGCTCAGTCATTGACGGCCCTGCTCGTACAGTTCCTGCCGATCGTAGGCAGCCTCTTCGTAGTAGCTCCTACGATAAAACTGCTCCCCGCGCAGCCATGCCGACGTGTACGCGCCCACCAACATCATGATGTATCCGAGCCACCAGATGGCCAGTCCGAGCGTCCACGCGCCCGTGACGGCGACCATGGCGCCGACGAGCAACGACCGCAGCATGACGGCCTCGAACTGCTTGACGTGCGTGTTCTCGTGCTCTTCCAGCGAAGACCACTGACCGTTCGCACGCCATCCAGGGCCGAACCACCCTCCGTGGCCGAGCGTGGTGCCTCCCCACGTCTCCCATGTACCGAACCGAACTTGATCGGCACCGCTCTCGACCATGTGGAACTTTCCGTCCCGCCTCTCGCGGTACCATGTGCGCGCAGGCCACGAGGTGGGTTTCAGATCGCACCACAGCCCGTACCCGAGACGACGACTCTGGCCCCTGGGAGGAGCCGTCCACCGAAGGTCGGTGCCCCAGAACATCCACACCAACAGCACGACCGGCCAGCAGACGGTGATGTCCCAGATCGACGTGACGAGATAGAGCACGATATGTCGGTTGGTCTTCAAGTTGCGTCCTGGCTCAGCGTGATCGTCCCGCGTGAGATCACCTGGTTCTTGGTGACAATCAGGTTTCCGTCGGCATCGGATCCGACGATCGATATCACAGCATGGCTCACGCCGGACACCCCGCCGATGCCTGTCAGCTCGTTGGGCGCTACCGCAGCATACACCGCCGACAGCCTCAGAGAATCACCGAATGCACGGCCTCTCAGAAGATCCTCGATCGCTTTTCGCACGTCCGCGAGCACAACGGAAACCACGTACCCGTCCTTGACCCCGATCTTCCCGCCGATCGACGCGGGAACAAGCCACGGAGCGCCGGAAACCACCTCCACGACCTGCGTGATCTCACGACGATCATTCAGGTATGCCTCCAATGATCGCATGAGAGCATTCGACGGAGCCACCAGGAATCCGTCCACGTCCTTGGCCAAGATGGGCACCTGCACGAGATTGGCCTTGCAGTCCTGGCTCAGCCAGCCGTCAACGTGGTCAAAAATCTCCGTCATCGTGGACGACACCTCGCCCACGAACCCGGTCGCCATGGCCAGATCGATGTTCGCCACATCTACCACGATCGCATCCATCGATGCCTGAAGAGACGTCAGTGCAACAGTTGCAGCAGACGTCTCCGTCTTCGCATCAGCCACATCCTGTGCCACCAGTCCGGCGGTCACAGAGATGCCGTCCAGCGCGGGCAAGAGCGCGTCGATGGCCGCCTTGATTTCACCGAATCGAGTGTCCTTCGGCCCGTGTGCCGGCGTCTGAGCGATGCCGTCGTCCGCGATGACCTTAATGTCGGTGGCCTGAGAACGAACCGTGGCAGCGGCAGATCTGATGTCGACGATTTTGCCCGACGGAGTGCCCAGCGGATCGAGCGCGATGTCATCTAGCCTGGCGTCGATGTTGATGATGTTCGTGTCCAACGACGCGCGATTGGCCACGGCACCCGTGACCTGGGACGAAATGTCCGATGTCTCCACAGCCACTGCGTCGCTCACGGCCTGAGCGATCGCGTTCGCGTCCGAGATGAGCCCAAGTAGGGTCAGATCGTCGCTGGCACCGTGCGCCACGAATGCCTGCGCGACGGCGACGGCGCCGGCCAATGGATCTGCGTACGCCTGGGACAGCGACACATAGTCGCGCTGCGTCACAGCCACATTGCGCGACGCGAAGAACCCTGGCGCGCTGGCCTTGATCTCTTCCAGCGTTTCCGCGTCCGAGCCGCCAGACGATGGAGTCGGATTCGTGACGGTAATGGGAACGGACGTGGCCCCGACGACCAACGTGTTCACAACATCCACGATCGTGTTGCTCAACACGAGCCCGCCCGCTCCGGAGCTTTCCACGTACTCGACGGTGATGGTGGCTCCAAGCGGCGGAATGTTGCCCGCCACTCCGTTTCCGAACACCAGGATCGGCGGCGACTCATGGTAATCGACTTCGTACTGGTCGGCCTGGTCAAACGTCAGGAACTCAGACTCGGTCCACGGAGCGGCATCCACCGTGACGCTCACGCCATCCAACACCTCCATGCCATTGGCCGGGCTGAGCGGGAAAATCTGAGACTTCTTTCCGTTGGACACGAACGACTCTGTCCTGGTCTTCCCTTCGCGCACGGAGATCGACCTCGCAACGCTGGCCGGACCCTCGCCCGCTGGGAATGTCACCGCTTGCGTGGCCTCGAACACCAACCCATTCGGGCCCTGGAACTTGAACCCGGCGTTGATGGTTGAATCCACCGGCTGAACATTGTTCAGGTTCACGGCCACGTCGGTGGTCGCGCTGATCACGCGAGCAGGCTTGTAGCCGAGCTGGCGCGCGATGTTCGACGCTGCTCTACGAGTACGAGCCGTGGACAGATAGCTTTCGGCCGCCTGGCGATCCACGTAGAAAGAGAGCGTCTCCGCTGCCCATGCCACCTGATCGATGAGCATCTGGCCGAGAGCGCTGACAACGAACTCGTCATACTCCGTGCCGAAATTGGACTTGACGCGGGCAACAAGGTCATCGACGAACGTGAAAAAGTCTTTTCCGGCGTACCGAGCCCGGTTGATGAGAGCTTGAGGACTACTGAGTTGAATCGGATCGGTCATGTAGAAAACCCAACGGTCGTCTTACCGCGTCGGCCAGCGGAAACGTAGTCCACGGTGACGGATATCAGGTTGTCCGACGTATCGATCGACACCCTGGCCACATGCGCTCTCGGCTCGTTGTCCGCAATCGCCCTGCGGACCTCCGAGTCGATGAGAGCGTTGAGCAGGGCGCCCGTGTTCTCGAAAACGAACTTGTAGATCGAGCTGCCGTACCTCGGCCGCATGACACGAGACCCCATTGGCGTTGTGATGATCCGCCTGATGCTGTCATCGACAGACCTGTCCCCGCTTGCCGTGGCAGGGAAAGCGGTCGAAGTCCGACCGAACGGGTACGCGATGCCGGGCATGCTGGCATACTACCCCATCCATCGCCTATCGGCGGCTCAAAACAGGTGGCATGTGTTGGTTACGGGCAATGGGCCGCCTGGAGGCGGCGTGGTATCAAGCCCGGCGATCAGAACCAGCACGGCAGAAGACGTGGCAAGGTGCATCGCACGAGCGAACGCCACTGCCGCAGACATCGAGTTGTTCCGCGTCAGACTCAACGGATCTGCCAGCAATGCGCCGCGCATGACGCCCGGAGTCACCACGCTCACCAGGCTCGAAATCTCGGACGAGAACAACCCGGTTCCTCCTACATTTGGGCACGGAACACCAGTCCCAACCACTAGAGAGCCGATCCCGAACGCCGCGCCGGTCCAATACGACTGCATTGCCGTGTCCATCTGCGACGCAAACTCCAGCTTGGAAATCCCAGAGAATCGCAAGGCGCTCCTGAACCCGGACGGATTCGACGAGAGCAGACTGTCCCCGCTCGCGTCTACGGCTTGAGATGCGTACTCGTGGTACACATGGCCAAGCCGGACCTCGGCCTGCGCGTACGACTTCACCGGATCGCTGAAGATCGACATGAGGCGCTCTCGCAACAGCGACTCGGACAGGCTCAATGGGCCACGTCCACGGTGGTCGACAGCGCCTGTTGAAGCTCTGCCTTGATCTGCGCGAACACCGGAGCGTTGATCGGAGTGCCGGATGGACCCACTGCGGTTGGGACCGTGAGTTGGTTGATGGCGTCGATCAGGCGCTCGATGAGCGACTTCCACTTCGCGCCAAGCACCGCCGGGTCCGTGTCTCCCTTGCCCACGGTGACCTTCTTGGCGTCCACGTTCAGGATGGAGATGTTTCCGTCCCTGTCCATGGTTAGCACTGCCCCGTTCGCGTGCTTCAGCCGAACGGCCTCGGAACCTTCGTCTTCCCCGAACACGATCTCGTGACCGCTTGGAGTAACCCATCCGTGAGATTTCACACTCTTCAGGGACTCGGGCATGTCTCCCCTGGCCAACCAGCCACCCTTCCACAGCGGCATGTCCAGGTTCCCGAACTCGAACTCCACATAGACCATGTCGCCCACGGCCGGGATCGACTTCAACACGTTCCCCGAGCTTCCCCACCCGAAGATCGGGTAGGCGAGTCGTGCGTGGTCTTCCGTGTCCCCAACGGCCGGGACCCGCACCTTGATGCGCCCCTGCGGATCGGGCTGGCCATCCGACTCAGGATCGTCCGTGCTCACCACGATGGCCCTGTACGTGCTGTAGTACAGCCCGAAAAACTCCATGCCCATGCGTAGTAGCTGGTCCTTGAACTGGCGGAATCCAGTACCAGAGAAACCAACCATCCCGCGTGGTGGCGTAGGAATGACGTGCTCGATCCATCTGCCCATCAGAAATCATCCTCCTCTGCCTCGACCACGTTCTCACCGGTACCAGCGGACGGAGTTTCTTCCGTGGGATGCCGGACGTTGGGATTCGGCGCTGCTACGCTGAATCCTACGCTCAACGCGTCCTCGAATAGGGCGTTCGCGATGAGCTTGATCGACATGTTCCAGCCCGACTCCGACGCGGAGTGAGTGATCCCATCGATCCCGTAGTTCCCCGAGAATACCCCGACGTTCTCCACTCGCACCGTCCGGTTGGGGAACAAGTCCGGAATGCCGTAGCTGGTAATCGTGAGGTTGATCGCGGCGCGCATGGCAGCCTCGGCAGAATGCGCGCGCAAAATGGCTTGCGAGTCATTCGGGCTACGATGTGATTGCGGAATCCACGCGTCTACCCCGCCTCGACGACCTTCGATGCGGTGGCCTCCGATTTCCACTTCCCCCACACCAACCATGGTGGTGCCGGTAGACGCCGCCTGATCCGTCGTGGGGTTGACCTCGGCCTCTACCGGCTCGCCACGGTTGTCCGGATCGATGTCCGCTGAATGAACCGTGCCCGAGAGTTCAGGCGCCCAGATGCCCTCTGCCTCCGTCTCGATGGAGAGCAGCGGGAACGTGGCGTCGAAGTCCGGATCCCCACGCGCGACGAACGTGAGCTTGGGCTCGCGCGCCAGCGTGTCTGACCTCTTCTCCACGACGAGCTTCTGCTGACTTCGACCCTCCGGGAACGGCAACAGGTACGCATCGTACCCGGCGTCCCGAGCGATGTGCTGAATGAACAGCCAGTCCGTTCTGCTGCCCTGAGAAACGCCGCCGCGAACCACGTCGATCTCGTCTCTCTGAGACAACCCCGCCGGACGTGGCGGAATGTCCAGATACCACTTGTTACGATTCGCGATCAGGTTGATCATGTCCCGATACGACCCCGTGTACGTCGTTCTGTCGGTCGACCTGTGCGCGGCGAAGTTGGCCCCGTCCACATTCAGCGTGGCCGTCAACCCGTCAGCGGGATTCAACGACAACGATGGCTTGAGCGTCATGCCCGCGAACCACGGCGTGAATAGCCCGAATTTGGGATACCCGAGTTGACACTCCAGCGTATTCCCGATCCGAAATAGCTCGCTGTCTAGGAGCGCAAGACCAAGATCGTACGGAGCAGAGATCTGCACCGTGAGCTTTCCACTGTACCCACGGTTGATCTCCATCTCGACCGACTTGACGATGGTGAGATCCTTGAACGGCTGGTCATTGTGGAAAATGCTCTTGCCATTCTCGTGGTTGTTGCCATCCATCCACAACGGGAAAGCGCCCTCAGACGTGATCATCCGAAGTGACATCTGCCATCCGGCCGGGTCGAAGAACGTCACACAGACCCACGCTTGCCCTTGTTCGAGAACCGGATGATCTCGCCGAACACCCGCTGGCGAGATGGGATCCGCAACTCCTGGCCCTCGTACATGTCGTTAGGCAGAAGCCGAAGTCCGTTGGCCAGGGCGATCACCCACCAAAGCTCTGGCGAGTCGTAGAATCTGTTGGACAGCAGGTCGATCCTGTCTCGCCGAAGAACCGTATACCGCGTGTCGTCGTCCCGCTGCTCGATCTGGTCCGGATACACAGGCAAGTCCCACGCCTCGACGCCGCCGATGTGCAGAAGACGCGCGAACCGAAGCCTAGACATGTTGCCGATCTTGACCGACATCGATCAATCATCCGTCCGTTGGTTGTGATGGCGCTGCGGAGCATGAACGGTAAGAGCGTGATCTAACTGCCTGAACGCAGCAGGCAGGAACTCTGTGATGACTACCGTTCGCGGCTCTCGCTGCTGACGGGTCTGTGCTCTTCGCTCTGCCGCCGTGGTCCGACGAGCCGCCGCCACCCTTGGGCTTTCGCCAGCCATGCGCGCAGCACGAGCTGTGGCCCGAGATGGTGGCGTCACAGCCTCCACGGCGCCAGCAACGGCCGATTCAGGGGTTGCCGCAGGCGACACGGAAGTCGTCGCGGGAATTCCCACGCGAGCAGACTGACCAGCCCGATCCACGACATTCGACACCCTTCCGCCCAGCCTTTCCGACGCGCCAAAAATGCTGTCAACCGATCGCTGCACACGCTGCTCCTGCTCTAGTCGGTGCGCAACCGATGGACGAGCAGCACGAGCACCGGCCTGTGCAGTCGCCCCCATGGCAGCGCGGGCGCTCTCTGCCTCTGCGGCATTCGCGGCCTGCTCCGCCCGCATCTCTTCGCGACGTCTACGACCGGCCGTGGCCAGCGAATCCATCGTGCGATCCGTCTCCTCCTGCATTCTGGTCAGCGACTCGATGCCAGCATCCAGTGGGCCAGCAATGAGACTCGCGCCCGGCATGCGCTGCAACAGTTGCAGCAGCGAAAGTCCCAGGCCCACCACCGACCTCTTCACCGTCAAGAACCCGATCTGCATGGATTCCAACATGGAAAGCACCGTGGACTTGGCCTCGATGAACGGATTGAGGAAGAAATTCCGGATCGTCAGACCGACGTAGGTGATCCCTGCCACCAGTACGCCCTTCATCGTATTCCACGCGATCTTCAGGTTCTCAATGGCCATGATGATGCCGAAGAACGCATGGACGGCGGTCGTCACCACGAATTTCAGAACCGTTTTCAGCACTCCCGCGACATCATTCCATGTGTTCGCCCACACGGAATAGATCGTGGAGAATACCGGGTGTAGCACATTGTCCCATAGCCACGTTGCCTTGTTGGCCACGAAGCCGAACACCGCTGCCCCGACAGTGCGAAGGAACCCGAACACCGCCTCGGCCGCTGGCAAGATGGCGTCCAGAAAAACCTCTTTCGCCACTTTGCCGAGTTCCTCCAGAGGTCCAGAAATTTCCTGCCAGAAATCGCTCAGCGCGCTCGACACCCCGCTCCACGCCTCGCTCAGCGTGTCACCGATCCCAGAGAAGAAGTTGCCAAAGCTCTCCATCCACGGCCCGAACGCATCTCCCGTCTTTTCACCGGAGAGCGCAGTCCGAATCATCCCAGGCAACCCCAGAAGCGCCGTGTTCATCGACATGAACAACCCTTCAGCAACGGCCCTTCCCCAATTTCCGTCCTGAATCGCTTGGGTCACGTTCCCCATGTTCGACGACGCGAACAAGAAATCAGTGATTTGACCGAACACGTTCGTTCCGGTGAAGCTCTCGATCAGCGAAGGGATGCCGAGCAGGAGGCCATCGAGTACGCCGTGGAACAGGTGACGCAGCGCTCCGACGGTGTCACCCTTCTGGAACGATTCGATGGCGTTGGGCAGTTCCATGAGCCCACCGATGATGGCTCCCACGACCGGGATCTTCTTGAGTCCCATGCTCATGAACCCCGAAAATGCACTGCCTGCGAGAGACGAGCTGAGGCTACCGAACACGCGTAACAGCATGCCGATCCCGCTTCTCACCAGTGGGCCAAGAAGGGGCGTGAACATGGCAGCGCCGATGGCCACGCCGCCCACCGCAGCCCCGCGCTTGATTCGGCCCGTGACGTCACTGGGCTCAGAAACGTACTGCACAACGGCATCCCAGATCCCACGCATGAGCGCAGGAACAGCGTGAGCCACGGCCTTGAACAAGTTTCCGAACGCCCTGCCGAGGCTCTGGGCAGCCGGGCCACCTTCGCCGCCCGCAGCGCCTTCTACCGCGCCTTCCATCGCTCCGAACGCTTGCTGGATGCCCAACACGAGCGAATGCCCCATGGCATCCCAATCCACTCCGTCTACCCATGCCAAAGCCCGTGCGGTCAACTCCTCGAATTTCGGAATGGCCTTCAGAATCTTCGCCTTGATGCTAGTGAACAGGTCTCCGATGTTATCCCAGTTCTTGTAGATCAGGTATCCAGCTCCAGCCAAAAGCCCAATCGGCCCGAGCACGCCCAGGAGCTTCCCTGGCATGCCGCCAAGAGCAGAGTTGAATCCCATCACCGCGCCGCTAGCAACCCGGAACACGCCCATCTGACTCGCCATGGCTACCATCGGAGCCATGCTTGCTGCGGAGTCGAGGAGCGGGCCACCAAGTGCCTGAAGTGTGGACGTGAAGCCGTACATCCCTGCGCGCGACCGCAAGAATCCTCTGGTCAGCATACCCAGAGGACCACTTCTCCCAGCGTAGTCCTCGATCATGGCCTTGGTGCGGCCGAACATTGCCTGCTGCTGACGCAGGATGCCTCCGGCTCCACCGGCCAGCCTGCGTGTCATGCGGTTCAAGCTGTTCGTGAACGCGTCCTGGTTGCGCTGCATGGACTCCGACAACGTCCTCGACTGGTGAGCTGCGGCATTGCCGACGCGCTCGAACGATGACGCTGCGTTCTCTGCCGGAGTCCTCAGCCCGTTCAGCGTGTCTGCCGCTTCCGTGCCGCGATGGATGAGAGCCGTGAAATTGGGGTCAATGCCATGCAGAATGGTGCTCAGGCGAGCCGCGCCGGTCGAGCCCTCTCCCATCGTGGCATACAGGTTCGACAGTGTCGTTGCGAACTCGTCCGGGTTGGACAACACGGCGTCCACAGCGCCATTGATGTCCCCGGAAGCCACGCCCAGCTCGGTGGCAACCTGACTGAAATCACTGCCAAGGCCAGTGAACATGTCGGTCAACGAACCACGCTGCTCCGTGAGCTTGTTGAACACGTTGACCGCGCTCGCCACCGAGTCCTGCATGGAGATGCCCAGCGCATCGTGCATGCCTGTGGCCAACCTCATCACGGACATGGTTACGCCATCGAAATTCTCTCCGATGTCTGGGAACCTGCTCGATGCATCGTTCACGGCCGCCATGATCTGAGGCAGCCCGCTCATGGCTCCCTGCACGTCACCGGCATGCTCGCCCAGCGACGTCATGCGACTGACCAGATCGCCTGCGGCAGATGCGCTCAGACGGTATCTATCCGTCATCGTGGCGAGCATCCCGCCGAACGCATCACCCTCGACCAGACCCGCCTTCAGCATGCCCGCCAAGGCCCGCTGCGAAATCCCGTATTCGTCCAGCGAGTGACCCGTGCGAGCCACCGCTGAGTTCACGGCCAGCATGGACTCCGCGCTCACCTCCAGCCCATACGCGAGCGAGCTTATCTGACGTCTCGAATGATCGACGATGCCCGCAAACTCGCCCAGACCAGCCGTTGCCGTGCGATACGTGTTCGCAAATTGCACGCCGAACGACTCGATGCCGGTGGCCTGCAACCCCTCAGCCTGCTGGTTGAACACGCCAGCCCGCTCGGCCAATCCGCGCATCGAATCAGCCATCTGGTTCAACCTGTGCAAGCTGAGCGCCTGCAAGATCGTGTTCCATCGGCTCGTATGGTCAGCGGCTCTGGCCGCTGATTCCGACACATGATCCAGTTGCTCGGATGCGTCCGACGAGCGTTCCGCCAAGTCCTTCATGGCCTCTGCGCCATCTGCCGCTCCCTCCTTGAGCGTATCTGGATTGAGCGATGCTACCGACCGATCCAAGGCATCCACGGAAGCCGACGTCTCTTCAATCCCGCTTGCAGCAGCGCGCATCTTTCGCGCGGACTCCGCAATCCGGTCGAACACGGGCGACGCCTCGTCCTTGGCGCCCACCAAGAAACCGAAGCCAAGCAGCCGCGCTCCACCGGATGCAGCCACTACCTATCCTCCTTTGCTCTTGTTCGCACGTGTCTTGTCCAGGTGCTCCTGCTCTTCGCAGAAGCGTTTGCGACGACCAATCGGCATGGACATGACGTCCCGATACCCCTGGTGCAATCTCAGCATCAGGTAGTGCGCTTCCTTTTCGAGCGCATCGACGTCGCCTGCGGGAAGAAAAAACCCGGCTGTGACACGTCCAATCCGACCTCGAACTCGCGGCCACACGCATCGTTGCTGCAATCCACTGTCACGGTCGTCTCGATACCCGGCTCGTTGTCCAGGAACTGGGCCCTGAGCGCATCTCGATCGCCCGTTTGCATCTTCCGCACGATGTCCATGACATGACGGCCACGACGCGAGAGCTTCATCTTCTTGCCACGAGAATCCAGCAAGTCGTCTCTGGAAAGCGCACAGTCCTCACCGTCGAATTTCACCAGCCTCATGGCGATGGACACAGACAGGCTGATCGAATCGTTGAGCCTGCTCAACTCGGAGACCACGGCGTCCTGGTCGCTCGTCATCACGCGCCATGTGACATCGACCTCGGAGTAGGGCAGCGTGAAGTCGTACTCCATGCTGGCATGTCCTGCCTCCCAGTCATACTTCTCCAGCTCTGAAAGCAGTACGTGGCACTGCACCGGGTGCTTGCAGTGCGGACACGTCGCCTCCATCTCGTACTTGTCCTTCTCGGTCTTGTAGTGGGACACCACGCGCAGGCAGATCAACAGGTGCGTCCGTGTGCCAGACGGCATCCCACGGATGGCCTTCTGGATCATCGCGGCGTCCGATCCTGGGATGTCTCCGATGCGCTGAGTACACGCGGACATGATGGAGTTCATGCGCATGACAACGGGAATCGACCCGTTACCCAGCATGTCCTCCTCGTCGCCGCTCATGGCTCGCAACTCCACCTCGTTCTGCACCTTCCCGTCGAGGATGTACCCGCCGACCAGCTTGAACGCACCGCGCTCGGCTGCGCCATCGGTCAACGGCTCGTACCCGTTCCCTTCTCCTTCGACTTCCAAGACTCCCGAGCTTGCCAGGCCGCTCGACGGTGTTCCTTCGCTCTGCATGTTCAACTTCTCCTGAGCATGGGCGTGCCCTGCTTCTTCTTCTGCTTCTTCTTCTGTCCCGGCTTCTCGTAGAAGTCGAGAAACTTCTTACCATCGCCGCTCCCGATCGGAATCGGAACGGACGCCACATGGACGCTCATCGTGCCAGCGCTCTCCGTCTTGTCGACCTTGGCCTTGATCCTCGGGGGCTCCACCTTGCCGTAGAGTTGGCTCTCGGAGTCGCCAATGCCGAGGAAGAACGCGGACAACGGGATGTACGCCCTGGTGCCCTGGACCACGTTGGACGATCCGTATGAGCCCGCAGCAGCCGACCGAACCTTCTTGGAACCACTACCAGTAGGTGAAGTCCCGATCCCGCTCTTGGCCAAGATCGCCGCCGATGTCATGTCGAGGAATGCCACGCCGGAATCCTACCACGCCAAAGGTCAAGCGAACTGCGTGATCGCCTCTTCCACGAACATCTCCGCAGATCGCACGACCGGATGCCTGTCCGGTGGATCCGTTGGAATCTCGACCCACATGTCGTACATGTACTTGCCCGCAGCCACCGTGGTGTCCAACGACGACAGCGTGATCACGCAAATGCCGTTGACCGGGTCCGTGATCTCGATCCCGTCTGGAGAGACCTTGGAGATGGCCACAGCCCCGGTCGACGTCAGGTAACGCGCCGTAAAATACGCCGTGGCTCCGTTCAGATTTACTGGCGCTCCGGCCTGCGTCTTCACTACGACCGTCAACACCTTCGTCTGGCCACGAACGAGCCGAATGGAGTTCAGTCTGTTGGCAGGATGAGGCATCGCGCCGATTATACCACGTCGTATGCCTGGACATCCGCCGACATTGGCTCGTCGGAAAACACCGATGCCGCGACTTCCAGCACATCTACAGTCGAATGGAGGATCGACTCGCAGATCTCTGCCTTGTACGGATCTGGAGACGACAGTTCCACCGCAAGTGACGAGGCAGATACGGCAGCGGTCAGGTAGTACTTGGTGACCGCAAATGCCAGGAGGGCATACCCGCGCGTGGCCAGTGCGTACTGGCCGAAACCGCGCCCACGAAACGAAATTGCACGCGGATCGACGATCAACATCACGTGATCCTCTGGACAACGATGCTGGATCCTACCTCAGACTGAGTCAGCTTGAGTGTCCCCGCCATCTGGCTGTCCTTGGACACGTACAACGGAGCGTTCTCATCCAAGCCCATCAGCCGATGAATTTCCGCCAGTTGCACAGCCATGCTCGGGCTGCTTGAAATCGCCGCCTCTCCAAGTACCCCCAGAACGTACACCGAGTCACCAAGAACCGGAGCGGAAGGAAGATTCGGGTGCAACGTAAATGCACCAGATGCGTAGGAAAGCGCCGTTCGCGCGACGGCCCCAAACGATCCTCGAACCACCACCGTCATCCCATCGTAGAACCCATCAGCGGCCGTAGATCCAGTTGGAACGTATGCAACTGTTGCACCAGATTGAGCCGTGAGGTTCGCGAGAAGAATGGCGTCCTGCACGATCTCCGATGCCAACTCTGCCCGCACAAGCATCTCATCCACAGACCCTGAGTCAGGATCACCCGCCGATGGCGCGAGCTTCATCGCGTCCCGGATCGTTTGCGGAGGCACGGTGGCCGTCGCATCCCACGACCCGGCGCCATGCGTCGAGCTGAGTTGAGTGTCTGTTGCAGCCACGATCTCAGCGACTGCATCCGTCGCCAGGGCATCGGCGTCGAGGGCGTTGGTGGCGATCGCCGAGGCCGTCACGACGCCCGCCGCCATCGCGCCGACGCTCGCGTCGATGCGCCCACCAACAAGCGTTGCAGGAAGACGCGTTTGAATGTCGTCCACGTCTGCCTGAACTGCGGCGATGTCCGCCGGCAGGTTCGCCGCGTCCAACTCTCCAAGGCGCGCCACCGTGATCTCATCGAGAGCGTTCGCGCGCGCGGTCGTGATCTTGGTGGCGTCGAGCGAATCGGTGTCCGCGAGGATCGCTGCAATGGAGGCGCCAGCGAAAGGCGTGGCGTCGGAAAGGATCTCGGCCTGCGTCGCGTGGCCTTGCACCTCCTCGCCGAAGCTCCCGGCAGCAATGTGCCCTGCCTTCGCTTCATCCCAGATCGCGTCGGCCACCTCGGCCACCGCATCAGCCGCGAGCGATGAGGCAGTCAGTACGCCAGCCGCCATCGCGCCTACGCTCGCGTCGAGTCGCCCGCTCACAAGCGCCGCAGGAAGCCGCGTCTGAATGTCGTCCGCATCTGCCTGCACCGAGGCCACCGCCGCCGCCGTCGGCAGATCCAGGAACGATGCCACCAGCAGCAGCAGATCATGCGCCGATGCCGCCACCGCGCCCGTGGTCGCGTACTCCGCCGAGAGCGCAACAGTTGCACTTGGGAGGTTCGTGATCGCCGCGAGGTCGAGCGAGTGTCGGTAGTGGCCGTCGCCGATCTCGCTCATCGCGGCTTGCC